ATCAGCAGTGTATAGTTCTAACATGGATAATGGAGTTCCTACAATAGTGATTGTTGCACCAGAACCAATTGTAGGAATAAATATGTTTTCTAAATTTCCTTCCCAAGAATACTCAAAAGGGGATGCACCACCTTTAAATGTGTATATGGTAGAAGAATACCCTCTTTGGAGAATATCCACTGTGGTTAATCCTCCACTTTTACGATAGTACTGCAACCTATATTTTGTTCCGTGAGCCATCTATTTAAATGAATTAGATTTACGTTTTTGATAATTTAAATACCCTTCTAATGACCCATTTTGAAATCTTATAAGAACTTCTTTTGGTGTAGAATCATTTTGCATAGTAATCCCACTTAATGCTTTTGGTAATACTGTCTCTCCTGATGAAAGTAAAGCAGGATATGTGTCATTTGGATACCCTGATGGGATTATACCACCTTCTGCCATTTTTGTAGCATTTGCTCTTTTCATTGCTATTACAAGTGCTGCTATACCTGCAACAGCTAACCCAACCCCCACAATAGGTATCCAAGCTGTGGAACTTGCAGCACCTGCCACGGCTGCTGCTGTTGAAGCCTCTGCTTTTACAGTTTCTGCTGATGCTGCTGCTAATGTTATAGGAATCGTGGCTGCTGTTGTTGTGGCTTTTACCTTTTCTGCCGTAGTTAATAGGTTGGTTGCTGCTGTTATTAATTTTATTTTTTCTGTTGGGAATAATGTTTCTATTATCTTTTTAGCCAACATCCCAGCAAGTAAATTTTCAAAACTCTGTAATACTGACCAAGCCCAATCTTCTACATATTTCCCAAAGTCTTGAAATCCCTCTTTTGTAATACTAAAGAAATTGGTAAAAGCATCTGTTAATCTATTTATTGTTTCTTCTTTAAAGAAAGAAGTTTCCATTGTTTGTGCTAATGTCATGTATTTTTTAATAGCTTCATCAATAACAGGATTACCTGCTGCAAAATTTTCTAATAAATATGTATAAGCATTTGAGTAAGCATTAAGATATGCTTTTGATGAATTGTAACTTGCCCCTAATACTTTTTCTTTATTTGCTATTATATCTAAGTCATTTTGTAATTGTTCGGTGAATTTGTTATACTTCCCATATTCTTCTTCTGAAAAGTAATCCTCCCATGCAAAGGAAGACGTTGTAGCAGGTTGTTTTAATTTATCAAATCCGAAAGGATCATTTAATTGTGAAATTGGTGCTTTTTTTATTTCATTGTTTAATTTTTGATAAGATAACATTAAATCCTGTACTTTCTTATCTTCTACTGAAACACCTTCTTTAAGATATTTTTTAATTCCTTCCAAAAGAATTTCTTGTTTTATTTTAGTTGTATTATATTCAATACCTAAGGATTTCATTATTGGTGCAAAAGCATCTGTATATTTTATTTCATCTTTTATACTGTCTGTAATTTCTTGCATTTTTGCTGTGTCTGTTGTAATTTGTGTAAGTTTTTTTTGTAATGTATCAAATTTAGATATATCCCCTAACAAATAAGCATTTGTCATTTCATTATATAATTTACTATATTCTGCTATTTGTTTTGCATATTCTACTTGTTGTTTAAGATTTTCTTTTTGATTTATTTTCCACCCTAAACCTTTATTTTTTTCTGCTTGTTTCCAACCTGCTTCAGCAGCAATCCATGCTTTTCTTACTTGATCCATTGCCACAGCAACTTGTGGTTTTGTCATTGATTCTACATCTGTTCCTGTTAAATCTTTTAATTTTTTTAATTCTCCATTGACATTCACTAATGTAGTATAATATAAATCATGTTCTTTAGCTAACTCTTTAACTTTCTTTGCATATTTTGTTATGGCAATTGTAGCACCTCCCACAGCAACACCTACACCCCCTATCATTGCTGCTGCCCCAGATTCCCCTAAAAATCCTAAAATAGAAAGTAAACTACTTTTTAAATTTCCTAATTTTAAAGTACCTAATTTTAATATTCTAAATCCCATAGCATCCAAACCAATATTAACTATGGAAATCAGTTTTCCTAATACCCCAAATCCTTTAATTATTCCAGATATACCATATCCCAATACACTGATAAGTAATGAGGCAGGCCCTAACAAAGCAATGAAAGCTGCCCATTTTAATTTATTTTCTTTTTGTACATCAGATAATGAGTTAAACCACAATGTTGTTTTTTCTAATTTTTGTACTAATCTATCTAAAATTGGTAAAAAGGATACTGCCACAGACTTCCCTAGGGATATTAAAGATACTTGTGCAGCAGAAATAGCAGAATCATACTTAAATTTAATGGTGTCTGATACTGCTGCAAATGCTTTTGCCAAAGATCCTCCTGCATTTGTAACCCTATTCATTAAATCTGTGTTATACTTAAAGTTTTTTCCTGCCAATGATAAGTATCCTGTCAATGCTCTTATGTTTGGAAGAACATCACTTAATAATTCATCACCATATTTTACTTGTATATCTCGTAAACGTTGCATTAAAGGAATCACACCTTGTTCTCCTAAAATTTTTCTTAATCCTGCATAACTGTTTCCTGTTTTTTGTAGTGCAGTCTCTCCCTGAGTGGTTGCTTTCAATAATGAATTAAATACACCTTTAAGATAAACTGCTGCTTGGGAAGAACTTGATCCTGTTAATGTGATTGCAGCCATACCACCTGCAACCTGATCAAAAGAAACACCTAATTGAGATGCAATAGGTATAATTTGCCCCATAGCGGAACTAAACCCACTGGCCTCTGCCTTACCTTCTCTTACAGCAGCTACAAGTACATCCATAGCATATGATGCTGTTAACCCTGTTCCTCTATAAGCATTTAAAGCGGAAGTAAGTAAATCTGCAACTTCTTTTGTATCTCCCAATCCCGCTGATGCTGCTTTAGCAGATAATTTTAAAACATTTAATGCTTCTGCACCTTTAATACCAGAAGATGAAATAAAATATAAAGCATCTGCAAGTTCTTTTGGGCCTTTTGCAACTGTGGGAGACATTGCCAACAATTCTTTATTCCACTTATTTACTTCACTTTGAGCAACACCTGTCAAACCAACAATTTTCTGTATAGAAAACTCATAATCTTTTGCCATATTAAATGCAGATTTCCCTGCCATCACCATAGGTAAAGTTACAGTAGCAGATGTCAAATACCCAAAAGTTCTGAATTTTTGAGAAACATTATTTAAACTACTTGTTACAGAATCCAAAGAAAATTTATTGGAAGTTGCTGCTTTTTGATATGCTTTCATCATACTATCTGCTTCCTTATTAGCAGCATTTATCATCCTATCTCTTTGTGCAATTGTTTTTGTGGCATTATCCGCATACTGGTATGCCTGTGTTTTTATTCTTTTTCCTTCATTAACATAATATTGTTTCATTAAATTGTCTGCTTCAACATTTGCAGACTTAATCATTTTGTTTCTATCAGCAATTGTTTTTGCTGCTGTTTTATTGTATGCTATTTGTTGATTGATAGAATCTCTATATACTTTTTCAGGAACACCATAGGCAGCAGCAGTGCTCATCATATGTGTAGATTCTGCAAGACTATTCTTTATATTTGATGTCAAGGGTAATTTACCACCCACAGCAGAACCTCCCGAAGCAGTCTTGGCCGCAACAACAGCAGTTGTATATTGTTGCGTTGCTACTGTTGCCACTTTAGCAGCATTTGCTGTTGCCGTAAATCCTGCAACACTCTTATTCCTCATATCTAAAGCAGCACCAGTTACACCTGCCATAGATGCCTCCATTCTTTCAAGAGTAGAATCAATCTTGTTTACTAAGGTGATTATTACTCTTTCAAAGTGAGTCATACTGTTTATTGCACTTTGTGCATCTACTCCGAGAGTTGCTGTTAAAACACCTATATTCAAGTAGTTACTCCTTTCTATTTAGTTTCTTAACTGGTGGTTTCCTTTGTACTCCTGCTTTCTTATTCTGACTCTTTGCAATTCCTAACAATAACTGTTTCATTTCTTCAACACTTTGCTTTTTAGGTTCCTGCACTTTTGCTTCCCCACTCCAATCAACCATGAAATCAAGTGGTGTTGTTAATTTTGGTGTTACACCTTTTTTAGCATATAACTGTTGAACTATATTTGTAATTAAACTTTCAAGTTTTGCTATTCTAAAATCATTCCTCCATTCCCCTATTGGATCAATCCTGTCTACTGCCTCCCATTCACTAATCTGCTTTGAAGTAAGTTGATCCAACAGGAAATCTGGATGGATTACTCCTAATTCTCTACAGAGCCGGAATTGGAATTGTCTCCCTGCTCTGGACTTGAGTTTTTTACAAGTGCCTCCTTATCTTCTTCCGAAATAGCATTGAGTTTTTGAGCTGCATTGACAATCAATTCTAATCTCTTTGCACTCATATTTTGACTTAACAATGAATAGTCATCTGGTAAAAATAAACCTTTTCCTTCCTCATCACAACAGGTGACAACTGCAAGTTTAGCACGAAAATCTCCAAGTGCCCTGTCATAACTGACAACATTACCTTTCGTGTCCTTTTTCTCTTTAATAAGGGACTGTTCAAAATTATCCCTTTCACGTCCTGTCATCTGTCTTACATAGACAAATTCACCTTTTCCTAAATCAACTCTGACTTTTTCAAGTTCTTCTTTCTGTAATAGTAAATTTCTACTTAATGATTTTTCTGCATTTTCCATTTGATTATGAATTTTTAATTATTAATAAAAAATAAATCTTGATTAGATTCCTGTTTGTTAAATATAACCACCCACAGTTGTTGCCCCTGACCCAGAACCAGAATTGACAACTACTTGTCCACTGATTTGGATTGTTACATCTGCTGTGATCTTATCATCAGCCGGAATTGATAAAGGTAATTCCGTTACCAGACCTTCAAACTCTAATGAAGTGTTCTCTGTGTCTGGTAGAGTTATTTCATAAAACTGTAATGTGTTGCTCTCAAAATCTGCTTTCATATCGTCATAAGTTGAACGAGTGAAATTCATTGCAAGAGTAACAGTTCCAGCATTACGAAATCCAGTTATAAATTCACGATACCCTCCTGTACTGTCAAGAGAAGTCACATCTATTGTGTCCCTTGACATACTTGGACCTGTAATTGAATTGATCTCAGCTATGAGAAGCCATTTTGAACTATCCCATCTCCGAAACTCAGTTCCTACACCTGCTACGGCATTACTTGCCATTTCTTTACCTCCTTTTTAAACAGCTCTTCGCTGAATGTTAAAGTTTATCACCAATCTACAATTTCCGTTATCATCCCAATCCAGTAGAGCGGGACCACTGGTGCAATAGATAACACTATATAAAGTCCCATTCCATTGCTGTTGATGTCTGCCATGCAATGAGTTCTTTATTCCTTCAATTAAAGCCCATCCTGTTACATAAGAGCTATTTCTAACTCTTATCTGTATAGATGGATATTCATAACCAACAGCATTTAACCCCAAATCAGGGGGCATCCCTGCTGTATCAAATATTGTAACACAGTTAATAGGTTTTGCAGGTTCCTTTCCTATAAATAGGTTTGTTGCAAAAACTAACCCTAAACCAGTTCCAGATGATTCAGAATCATCAAGCCCTGCTTCAAGCATGTGTCTAACATCTGTTGCGGGATTATTCATTATCCTTTTATTTTTGATTCATTTGCAATAATCTTCAAAATCTTATCTTTATTTTCATAAATTGTATTCTGTAACCATTTTGCATTTGATCCTATCCTTGTCCAATTAATATTTGGATCAATAAACTCATGTACGAATCCACTATAAAAAGCACTGTATCCCATCATTAAAAACTTCTTATTTGCATTTGACATACTTGCAACTTCCCCTCTGCCTTGTTCTACTACTCCCATATGTTCTGAACGTACCCTTTGCCCTACTGCATCACTTGAAAACTTTTTAGAACCTTTTACAGGTGGTGTTGAAGTAGGTGTAACAATAAACCAACTTGAATCTAAGTTTCCTTTATCAATAGGAGTTAAATTAGATGCCTTACCCTCATCATTTGTTTTTTCCCTGATATGATGTGCAGCATGAATTAAACCCTTCATACTACCTCCTTTAATCAATTCAATTTCCTTATTAAGGTTAGCCATGACAGTATCCATACCTTTCAGGTAATTCACCCCACCACTTGCTCCTGGTGTTCCTGGTATATTAGTATATCCTCTGCCTAATTTTGCCATATTAAAATCCTCCAAATGATAAACTTGGTGTCAAATATGCCTTCCTTAAAAATCCATCACCTGACAATGAAGGTGTTTTTTGAAATCGTTTTATAATAAATGCCCCATTAATAGTCATAGGATTATTCACCTCCCCTGCACTACTGTCTGTGGCATTACTGTCATATAAATCTTCCAATGTCCCATGATACAACATCCCTTCTTCCTGCACATCCTGTGTAACAAATACCAGTGCCCTTGAAGTTATCTCTGCACCTTTGTTATCCACAACTACTTGATTAATATTCTCCCACCTACAAGCCAACTCCTGTGGATCTAAAAAGACTTTTCCACCGTAGCCGTCTTCGGTTGCAGCACCCCAATAGACACAGGTGTCAGTACAGTTGTTCACTATTGCTTGTTCTATGCTCATTGTCTTCTATTCATCAAATTCTGTTACTGCAAAAATCCCTGCCCTCATTTTCCCTGCATTTGCCATTCTTCCTGTAATATCCATTACAAGTACAACCTGTCCATACGGTGTGGATTCCAATTTCATCCCCCACTTACCTGTATATTTTACAGAAGCATCCCCAAGTTTCTCATCACTTGTAGTTCTATATATTGTACTTGCAATCATGTGGGCTACCATCCACTTTTTAATCTCTGCCAATAATGTTGTAGACAACTCTGTATCATCTAAAAATACCTGATCCACAATCTCATCCCCTGCCGTAATAAAAGGTGCTATTGTGGCATCTGGTAATTTTGTTTCTGTAACATTCATTATCAACCTAACTTCTGCTGCTGTTGTTGCCATATTATACTCCTTTCCTTTGACGTGAGTTCCACATTAACGGTTCTATTATCTTTATCAAATCATCCTTCCAAGTTAATCCCAACCATTCTATTGTTTCTTTCATTTGTGTATAATCCCCTGTTGCCAGTCTTTCAGGCCAAACTTGTTTGCAGTTTATACCTGCTTCTATCATTTCTACAAACAAATTTTCATGTTCGTGAACCCATCCTAACCAACCCTCTTTATCTTTATATGCCCTCATATACCCTGTCTTCAAACAAGAATCAATAATATCAGGAGTTCTACGTCTTACAATAATCCATTTAGCATTTGGAAAAGCATACTGCCAAACAGGCCATATCTGGCAAAGTCTGGAACCTTTTAACATCCAAAGATTTTCCTCATTACACTTTTCCTCAACTAAAATATCTGCAATAGTCTGTTTCCAATTTGTAGGGATAATCAGTTTCTTTGTATTTGGTAAAGGATGCTGCCCCCTTATATCTGCTCCTACCAAATCATAATACCTGTCCAATAATCCTTTGACTTCAATATTCTCATACATCTCTGTAATTGTACCTGTAAATGCTCCACAATGACTTATAATCTTTGCTATAATGGTACTACCGGAACGTTCACATCCTGTTATAAAGATAGGAGATTTATTTAGCATTTTCTTTATATTTTGTAATTACTTTTTTCCTGTTTGCTTGTCGGCTTGCCTTATTCACTTTCTTAATTAATTGATTTGGATGCCTACGATAAAAAGCCAAAGTAGAAGGACAAAACCCAATCTTCATTCCCATCTGTAAACACCTGATATTGAACTCATATTCTTCAAATGACTTTACCTGATCTGATTCATTGAACATCCCAACCTTTTCAAATACCTGTCTACGGTACATTGTGGTTGCACTATGAATAGTATTCTTTGTCAAAAGTTGTTCCAAAGTAGGAAAAAGAACAGAGGGTTTCCAAACCACTTCCTCTCCTGTTTTCTGACTATGTTGAATTGCCATCCCATGTATAAAATCAACCCCCTGTTCTTCTATTGCTTTAACTGAATCCACAATACAATTAGGTGTTAACATATCATCTTCATGCAAATACTTAATATAGTCCCCTTCTGCTTGATTTAAGACCTTATTAAAGTTCTGAGGCCAGTTCCCCTCTCCCTGACTTACAATTAACTGCACCCCATCAGGAACGCTTGCAATGGCATCTTTTAAATAACCCCTGTCAATGTTATAAGGAATTATAACAGTTACCTTTGGTTTTGCAATAGGTTTCTTAAATGTTGCCTGTCCTACATAATCCCTTACCCATTGTAAACTGATAGAAGCCTCTGCTGCCTGAAAGATTCTTGGTTTACCATGAAAGCAGACAAGGGCAGCATCCTCAGGTACTTGTTTAAGTACTCCTATCCCCTTTGGTTTAAAATCATATATTGTATTTGTAAGTTGCTGCCAAAACATATCAGGTTTTACAACTTTACGTAAAAAGTAATCCATCCTACTTGCCCCAACACCTTCCTTTTTCCATGCTTCCCAAATAGAACTTATCTTTTCTGAATTGGCAGGAACCCATGCTAAACCAGTAGCCAATTGTCCTTTCTGATAGAAGTCCTCCAACGGTATGAACATGTTGGGTTCCTTTACCAATTCAAATATATTTTCAAGTGACTTAACAACAACTGTATC